GTGGATGGCAACTTGAACAATGCCACACTCAAAAATCTCAAGTCAGTTTGTAGAAACTGCGAAGTAGAGCTGTCTAAGAGCGATCTTCCGTGGCGGCAGGGCGATCTTGAACCAGACGCTTGACCTGCTGATACAAATCGTCTAGAGTGCCATTGTTGTCTAGCACAGCATCAAATTCAGTGCCAACCCAAGCAGTTTCGCTGGCATGAATGCCTAGCTTTTCCAACTTGCGTTGACTTAGTGCCCAAGTTGAATTGCCGTTGGCACCACGATTGACACTCACAGCTGAGTTATACCACACAGGCTCAGGCCCACGCACCACACGGATCACACGACCGCCAGCATTTTTGATAGCAGCGATTTCGTTGGGAAAACGACAATCTGATATCACAACATCATCTTGGCTGTGGCGCAGTTTGTTTTCCAAACTGGCAATCCAGATGTCATCGTGAAATCCGGCTCTGCACACTTCTGTTCCCCAGTATTGCAAGATCCAGCGTGGTGTTAGTGTGGGCATGCTCAGTCGTTCTGCCCACCAAGGATCCACACGCTCGCGCCATTCACGAGCTTGTTTTGTGCGTCCTTCTAGCATGGTTCTATCCCATCCAAAAACTTGTGCCACAGCATCTTTTAAGGTGCTTGCAAAACTTTCTCTGCGAAAGTGGTGCAAATTTACCAGATAGTCGGCAATGGTGTCTTTGCCTGACCCAATGAATCCACAGATGCCAATAATCATTTTAACTCCCGAACGTTGAGGTATTTAAGTGTGTTTTGTAGCATGCCAATTTGTCTGCGGCAATCTTCTAATGCATGGTGTGTGGTAGGAGGCATGGGTTGTTCGGGCCATAAACTGAACACTGTGCGGCTGTCGCGTACCATGTAGTACTGCCAAGGCAAGGGTTTGTTGTAGCTCTTGTAGGCATGCTCCAGGATGTTCATGTCGTATGTTGGACCTTGTGCCCACACACGTTTGGCATGCCAAATTAGTTTTCCTAATCCATCTAGTGCTTGATCTAGTGGTATGCGATCTTCTTCAGCAAATGCTTCGTCACGCACTACAGCAGGTTGTGTGGCCCACCATTCTATGGTACCCTGTTGTATGCTACGGGTTTCCTGGCTTTCTAGTGAGACCCTGGCATAGTATGATTGCTCGTAGTGGCCTTTGCCAAACGGATCAAACGCCTGAGCGGCAATGGTAAGAATAGTAGTGTCAGGGCCTGTTCCCAAGCCTTCAATGTCAATCATCAGGTCCATTTGATGATTATAACAGATTTATGACTGTGTGTCTATGCTGTGTTATCCAATCACCCAGGTCAAAGGCTGGCTACCATCCACATACATTTTGAGTTGTTCAAGCAGGCCATCCATTTGGGTTTGTGCTTCGGCTTTCATAGCAGTGCCATTTAGGGTGCTGCCGCTCTGTGGACCAGCGATAGTGCCAAACTTTTCACGGGCTTCACCAATAATCATTTTGCAGTTGGCAACCATGTAGTCACGGATCCATTGTGATATTTGGAAGTCACTCAAGAGATTGATTTCAGGTTTCAAATTGTAAGTCCAAATCAGCACAGCTTCGCCGGTGTTCTTGGGATCACGTATCAACTGCAACTTCTTGGTCACAGGATTGTATGTGTAATTGAAATAGGCACCAAACATACGTCCAGCCAATTCAACATACTGGCTGTAGAAGTCGTATGTGGCAAGGCCGCCTGCCACGTTAAAGTTCATCAAATAAACGTTCAAACTTGCCTGTGCAAACGGATCAAAGTTTGATGCAAAGGGTCCAGTGGCATCACCAAACGTTCTGCGAAAACACTGGCGCACACTCACCACTTCCTGGGGCAGGGTGTAGATGTTTTCGTCCTTGACCAGAGTGAAAAAACTATAACTTTCCTCGTAGGCATTTTGCGCTCGTTGGCGGTAAGTGCCAAGTGTTTTGGTATAGGCAGCTTCGTAATGTGCTGGATCTAATTCCAAATCGATGATTTGGCTGCCCAGTTGAAGTTGTACATACTCAATAAGAGTTTGCTTGAGCTGAGATAATGTGTCTTGCTGTTCTGCCATAGGGACTCCGTGTCCCTATATTTACCAACTCTTGAGTATGATCAAGTTCTCTGTGCCACGGGCATTCCATGCAGTTTCTGTGGTGTTGATATCTTTGAATGCCTTGCGAGCGGCTGGTTTGCCGGCACCCACAATGCCCTTGAGCTGTTCTGCTGGCTTGCGCAGGGTCTTTTGTACAGTCTCCACAGTTGAAAACCCAATGACGGAGTTGTTCTTTACTGTGAATGACTGAGTATGACTGTCTGCCACAAGATGGATCAGCTTGCGCTTTTTGCTGTCATACAACCAGGCTTCTGTTTTGTCCACAAGGCTTGCGGCCGGTTGGCTCTTGAGCTTGAGCTCTGCAAATTCTGCCTGCATTTTAAACTTAGCCGCACGTTTTTCAGGTGGCACTGCCTTGACCTTGCGTGGCTTGCGTTCCACTTTCTTGATCTGCACATAAGCACCGCAGTCGTTCACTACAGCTTCACAAAACTTTATAACATTGCGAAGTTGAATTTTGGAGAGATAGCTATAGGCTTCAACCAATTGCGCATCCTTACCTTCCACTACTGCTTCAAACTCTGAGAGTTTGCGTTTCCAGTTGTCTAAAATTTGGCTGATCATTTGTGGTGCTACATTCAGCCCACGCATGATTGTGACAGGCTTAAAGTCTGCTGTCATTTTGGCACCGCTCAACATAAACTCGTCAAACATGCCGTCCAGTTCGCCGTTGCACTCTGACGCTTTTTCACGCAGGCGGTCTTGGATGTTGGGACGATTTACAGCAGACTCGTCGGTTACTTCTGCCACTTCGTTTTGCTTGCTGTCCAGTATTTCTCTCAGTTGGTTTTGCAATTTGAGTTGTTCTGCGTCATGCAATTCCAGCCCTACCATGCTCATGCGGCACAGCCAGCCTGTGGTCAGTCGAATTGCTGAGTCTGGGATGCCTTTGAGCAGGCGCACATCGGCTTTGCGATCATGTGCTTCCAAGTAGTTTACAATCATGTCTCGGGCATCTTTCTTGCCGTAGAAATAGTTGTACCAGGAGAATGCTTTGCTCAGTCGGCTTATTCGATACTCCGTGGGCTGGACTTGCCAAGTTGGCTCCATGCCCAAGATATTGGTGTCGGAACTGCGGGGGTTTAGCAGTTTAATTTTGAATGTGGTGCTCATGTGTGTCCTTACTTATTTTACAGCCAAATCTTTGCAGAGTTCAAACAATTCCGTAGCACGTTTGAGTTTAAAGTTTTTGTGGTTGTACATGTACTTTCGTTTACGCTCTGCAACATCAAGGGCTTCCATTAGACGCCATTTGGTGTCAAAGTCTGACTTCATCAAAATACGATTCATGTCCACAATGTCCAAACTGTACTCCACCCATTTTTCTGTAGCTTTTATTTTGTCATAGGGTACCACTGCTTTGCTTTTGTTAGCAGTAGAGTACTTTGCAACAAAATTTGCTGCCTTTTGCATACGGACTCCTGTAGTGAACAAGTGTGTATTATAGCACGTTAGGATTATTTGGTCAAGTCAGCAGAAAGTAGTACTAAAGTAAGATCTGATTCCCTGCGGAAGGAAATCCAGAATGGGCGGTTGGCGCGGCCATTGTTTTTGCCAAAATAAGCATGCCAGTCGTTGTCGGGCATGTATCCTCGGTTCCCCAGTTTGGCCTTGCATATTTGTTCAAAAGATACGCCTTCCCCCAGCCAACTATCACATCGCACAGCAATCACATGCCCATGCTGTTTGTATTGGCGGAATCTACGGTCTAGTCGAACTACTTTCATGCCCAAAGTATAACAGGTTTGGAATTATTGGTCAACCTGCCCATAAATATACACTATGCCACGCCTAAGTTTATACCGCCCAAATCGCACAAGAGACTACCAATTTTTTGACCGCACCATCAGTGAAATGTACACTGTGGGCGGATTGGATATCTATGTTCACAAGTATCTGGGCCCACAAACTGGTGGCGAGGACTCTGCGCTGTCGGGCAATGCTGATGCCACCCAGCCCATTTATGATACCCAAAGCCCACTAAACATTCAAGACTTGCTGTTGCTGGAAAACAGAGACAGAGTGTATGCTCCAGATATCTATGTCATGCGCGGTGTGTATCGTGTGCAGGATGTGGACTTTGATTTGACGCAGTTTGGATTGTTTTTAAACTCAGATACCTTGTTTGTGACCTTTCACTACAACGACATGATTGACACATTTGGTCGCAAGCTCATGAACGGTGATGTGATTGAAGTGCCAAACTTAAAAGATTACAATCCCCTAAATGCTGCCTTGCCCTTGGCCTTGCCTAGATACTATGTGATCCAGGATGCCAATTTTGCAAGTGAAGGATTCAGCCAAACTTGGTTGCCACACTTGTGGCGCATCAAGGCCACACCACTCACAAATGCACAAGAATACAACAGCATACTAGACAAGCCATTTGTGTCTGAATACATTTGGGATCCAGGTGATTTCTATCCTGGTGGCAGCATTGTAAACTACGGTGATGTGTATTACCGAGCCACGAGAAATGTTCCTGCTGGCACAGAAATTACTGACACAACTTATTGGTCTGAGTATACTCCTCCCACAATCTCTGACATGCAGAGTACCCGACCCAAAGATCAACAAATCAATGATGACATCCTTGCTCAAGCCAATGTGGAAGTTCCACTCAGTGGATATGACGTTGAAAAGTTTTATGTTGTGGCCACACTTGAAGATGGACAACCTGCCAACCCAACCAGTTTGAGCACAATTGACGGCACCACAGTGGATGGCACACAGGGTGGCATGAACATTACTCCGCGAGCAGACGGCTACACTGTAGGCTATCTTACTGGCGATGGCTTTGCTCCTAACGGTTTGCCTGTTACTCCTGGTGTGAGTTTTCCGGCCAATGCTGTGAGCGGCGATTACTGTTTGAGATTGGATTACAAACCCAACAGACTGTTCCGCTACAACGGAAGAACCTGGGTGAAAATAGAGGAACGAGTGCGAACACAACTAGACAATGCCGCAACCAATCAAACACAACGCTCGGGCTTTGTGAACAATACATACACTACCAATACCAATGACTTGGGTGCTGTACCACAGCGTCAGAGTTTGAGTCAAGCTCTCAAACCCAAGGCAGACAATGGTGACCAAGGCGGCTTCTTGCCACCCAATCCACCACCACCTTTTTCAAGATAAACATGCAACAATTTTTTTATGACGCACAAATACGCAGGTTCCTACTGCAATTTACCAGAATCTTTTCTGGGTTCCAAATTGAGTACGGCAACGAAACTGATGGCGTGAACAAGGCCACCCTGTTGCGTGTGCCTGTGCGATATGGCGACTCCAGTCGCAATGCACAAACCATCATTCAAGAAAACTCTGCCAGTGCCTTGCCATCAACTCCGCTGATGACTTTTTACATCAACAATCTTGAATACGATCGACCAAGAATACAAGATCCTACCTTTGTGGATAGGTTCTCAGTACGCCAACGCACATACGACACTGCTACAGAATCATACGACACCACACAAGGCAATGCATTTACCATTGAACGACTGATGCCTGTGCCCTACAAGCTGAGTATTACACTGGATATCTGGACATCAAACACCAATCAAAAATTGCAGATACTTGAACAGATTTTGACCTTGTTCAATCCTTCGCTAGAACTGCAAAGCACTGACAACTATATTGACTGGTCAAGTTTGAGTGTAATGTATTTGGATCAGTTGAGTTGGAGTTCAAGAACTATTCCGCAGGGCACAGAAAACCCTATTGACATTGCCAGCATCAAATTCTCCATGCCCATCTGGATTTCATCTCCGGCCAAGATCAAGAAACTGGGTGTGGTGGAACGTATCATTGCCGGAATATTTGACGCACAAGGTGATGCAGCCGATGCCATTACCAACAATGACCTATTGCTGGGAACTCGTCCCATGTTCACACCGTGGGGTTACAAACTGGTTGTGATCAACAATCAAATCCAAGTGTTGCCGGCTAGAACCGTGGTGCCCAATGGCGCTTATGCGGATTTAGATCCCACTGCTATTGTGGCAGATTCGCCACTGCTGTGGCCTGCTGTGATTTCAGCATACGGCGTGTTGCGGCCTGGCATCAGCCAGATTAGATTGAATCGTCCTGTGGACACGCCACCCGACAGCAACAGCCCGCCCATCATTGGTACCATTGTTATCAATCCTGACGATGATAGACTGGTCATATTCACTCCAGATGGGGACACTGCACCACAAAATACTCTCAATCCAATTGACGCAATCATTGATCCCTTACTCAGCGGTCCCGGAGACGGATTGCCCGCACCTGTTACAGGTATTCGTTACTTGTTGACCGAAAGCACTGGCACCTATGACAACGTGGCCAATCCCACAGCATGGGCAGGCACAGCCGGACAGCCGTTAGTGGCCCGAGCCAACGACATTATCGAGTGGGACGGCTCGCGCTGGCGTGTGGTATTTGTGAGTGAAGGAGAAACTGCGGTGCAGTATGTGACCAACATAACTACTGGTACACAATATGAATGGACTGGAGCAGAATGGACCAAAAGTTATCAGGGCGAATACCCAGCAGGCACCTGGAGCCTAGTACTGTAAAAGCCGTAGGCGTTTGGTTCCTGGCCCGTGACACTGGCCGTTATCTATATCTCTTGAGAAATGACGTCAAGCATCCTGGCGCATGGGGCTTGCCCGGTGGCAAAGTGGAAGCAGGCGAAACATTGTTGGGTGGTATGGAACGTGAGTGCCAGGAAGAATTGGGCAGTTTTCCAGACTATCGTCGACTCATGCCGTTAGAAAAATTCACATCAGCAGATGGCATATTTGAATATCACACTTGGGTTTGTGTGTTGGATCAAGAATTCCAACCTGTGTTAAACGACGAACACATTGGCTATGCTTGGATTGCTGTGGGCACATGGCCCAAGCCCATGCATCCTGGATTGTGGAGCACACTGAACATTGATAGTGTTCAACAAAAACTGGCTGCGGTGGAACGAGTAGAGTTGGCCAGTTTATAGTCCGTATCTAAACCTTGTGGAATTGAAGTTTTGTGTTATTTCATCTGTGGTCAATGCTCGACTATAGACCATAACTTGACTGATTCTTGCTGTAGCATATTCACCAGCAATAGGATCTCCTCCAACATAGAATGGCATAGCACTGGCCAACAAGTCAGGAGCATCTGCATCTCTTAATCCTACCTGTGCACCATTTGCATACATCTTCATGTTGTTGGTGCCAGCCTGGGTACCATCATAAACTACACATATATTTTGCCATACGTTAAGTGTTTGCAAATAAAATACTTCTGCAGGATACATTTCAAATTTTTGAGTGGTCAATTTGTAAAACTTTAAGGGTGTGGTTCCTCTGTAGCCCATGAGAACGTAACTATCAGAATTTGCAACAGGATATACCCATATATTCCATGAGAACGCAGTGGATGCTGTTTGTTGTGGAGTTTGATAGGTAAAACTAGTTCTCTGACTTGCACCGCTGCCAAAACTAAAATAACTATCTCTTCCGGCAGCAGTATATGCAGGACTGTTAACCAATGTTCCATTGTTGCCGTTGCCTGATAAATCACTCCATGCAGTACCTGTACCCGGATAACTTGCAGAATTACCTGCGTCTAAAAAAAGTGATAGTCCTGAAGTAACTGGAGGCACCGCTGTGATAGAGACTCCGGGTCCAATGGTAACTCCTGGTCCAATTATTGGCATGTTAGATCCTTCCCACAACAATCTCAATGGTACCAGACACACCATCAAAGTCTTCAAGGGCTTTACCAATCACAGTACCCATGGCAGGGGTGGCTGATGCTTGTGCGTGACCATTGCCTGCTGACACCATCATCGCGCCTTTAGTTACTGGCCCAATTACCAGTGTTGGAACTCGCCCAACGAGAGCAATTGCTGCTAGGTATTCGCCTTGAGCTGTGCTATTCATCAAGTGTGCAGGATTGGTACTAACCACACCTGCTACTAATGCGCTGGCTGCGCTGTTACTGACAGTAACTTCGTGATTGCCGCCAAATTCCAGCACAGTACCTGGAACATAGTCAGCATCGGCCACATACATCTCTGCCAAGTCAGCGTATTGTGCTGATGTGGCTTTGGCAAATATAGTGTTAAAACTGTTAGCACTTGTACCAATGTTACCGACACCGTTGGCTTGACCGTTGGTTATTGGATTGTTGAAAGTAATAACACCAGTGCCGTTGGCGTTGAGAGTGATGTTTCCGTTTGCAGTAGTGTTGATCCAAAGAGCACCAGTGTCAACAATGTTACCTGTTAGTGAGTGATCGCCACCAGTGACGATAGCACCACTTGCTGATATTAATCCACCTGTTAATAAGTTACCACCAGTTACGTTGGCGGTAACTGATACTGTGGTACCTGTATGTGTGGTAGCATTGACGTTGGCTCCGCCTAATACGTTACCACCAGTGATGTTGCCTGTTACTGATACTGTGGTACCTGTGTGTGTTGTGGCATTGACATTGGCACCACCTAGTATGTTGCCACCAGTGATATTGCCAGTTGCTGAAATCAACCCAGCAGTTAAGATATTACCACCGGTCACGTTTGCTGTGACAGTTAATGCACCTAATGTGCCAACGGAAGTAATGTTAGTTTGAGCAGCAGTGGTTAATGTACCCACAATGTTGGTGCCCGACAAGTTGCCGCCAGTGATGTTGCCAGTTGCTGATATCAAGCCACCTGTTAGCAAATTACCACTGGTTGTATTGGCTGTGACAGTTAATGAACCTAATGTGCCAACTGATGTGACATTTGTTTGCGCGGCTGTGGCCAATGTACCTGTAATATTGGTACCTGACAAGTTGCCACCGGTGATGTTGCCGGCAGCAGATATCACGCCACCAGTTAGGATATTGCCACCGGTTATATTTGCAGCACTTGTGATTGTTGATGTAGCCGATATCAATCCACCTGTTAACAAGTTACCGCTGGTTGTGTTACCTACAATAGTTGCTGTTGTGGCAATATTCACGGAGTTGAGGTAAGCAGCGCCCCAGTAGTTGCTAGTTCCTCCTAATGCAAGTGTGGCGTTGGCAGCTGGCGTTAATCCAATGTTGCTTTGCCAACTGGTAGTGGCATTATTGAATCTCCAGTAGGCAATGGTTGTACCACCAACATCAATACCTGCTCCATCAACGTTGGCTGCTGTTGATTGATTGTTGGCCAGTGTGATTGATTTGTCGTTGGTTGTAACTGCATTGGAATTGATGAATGTGGTATTGCCGTTTACAACCAAATTGCCTGTAATTGTGGCATCATTGTTAATCAATAGATTAGCACCAGTGATATTTCCAGTTGCGCTGAATGCGCCGTTGTTTTGGGTAATACCAGTGCCAGTAGGAGTCAATACTATGTTTGCGTTAGCGGCTGTGCTGGTAATGAGATGGTCACCAGTGTCATAAAAACCTCCCGCAACTATGATATTACCAGCAGTGATATTTCCAGTTGCTGAGATCAATCCACCAGTTAGGATGTTGCCACCAGTTACGTTTGCCGTTACTGATACTGTAGTACCTGTGTGTGTGGTTGCGTTGACATTGGCGCCACCCAAGATATTACCACCAGTAATGTTGCCTGTGGTTGACACTGGGTTGGAACCCAACGCAGCCAAGTTGGCCACTACGTTGGCATTGCCATAACTTGAAGTAATACCAGTCAATTGTGAACCGTTGCCAATAAACACATTGCCAGCAATATTACCGGTCGCTGATATTACGCCAGCAGTTAAAATATTGCCGCCAGTTATATTAGCAGTTGCAGTAACAGTGTTAGCAGAAATTACGTTAGCACCAGTTAGGTTGCCGCCTGATCCTGCTCCTGTAATAAGATTACCACCAGTGATGTTGCCACTGGCACTGATCAATCCATTAACAAACACGTTTGCATTTGAATAAACATTGCCAGTGCCATTGGGTGTCAGATTAATGTTGGCATTTGCCGCAGAAGTTTGTAGATCTAAATTGCCTGTGTTGTCAACAATACCGCCACTGAGAATAAGATTGCCGCCTGTGATGTTGCCAGTTGCACTAATCAATCCACCTGTTAGCAAATTGCCACTGGTTGTGTTGGCTGTAACAGTTAATGAACCAAGTGTGCCAACTGATGTAATATTAGTTTGACTTGCTGTGGTCAATGTGCCCACAATGTTAGTACCTGACAAGTTACCACCAGTTATGTTACCTGTCGCAGAAATCAATCCACCTGTTAGGATATTGCCGCCAGTAATATTGGCTGTAACTGATACAGTTGTGCCAGTGTGCGTAGTGGCATTGACGTTTGCTCCACCTAATATGTTACCGCCTGTGATGTTGCCAGTTGCACTAATCAATCCACCAGTTAAGAAGTTACCACCAGTAATATTGGCTGTAACTGATACAGTTGTGCCAGTGTGCGTAGTGGCATTGACGTTTGCACCGCCCAAAATATTACCACCAGTTATGTTACCTGTCGCAGAAATCAATCCACCAGTTAAGAAGTTACCACTGGTTGTATTTGCTGTTACTGTCAATGATCCAAGTGTGCCAACTACGGTAATATTAGTTTGACTTGCTGTGGTCAGTGTGCCAACAATGTTAGTACCTGACAAATTGCCACCAGTAATGTTACCAGTTGCTGAAATCAATCCACCAGTTAAGATATTGCTACCAGTTACGTTGCCACTTGCGCTAAATGCGCCGTTGTTTTGGGTAATGCCTGTACCAGTTGGAGTTAAAACAATATTTGCATTAGCGGCTGTACTGGTAACAAGATGGTCACCTGTATCATAAAAGCCTCCAACAACTATAATATTCCCAGCTAAAATATTGCCGGTTACTGATATTAACCCAGTAGTTAGAATATTGCCACCAGTTACGTTTGCCGTTACTGATACTGTAGTACCTGTGTGTGTGGTTGCGTTGACATTGGCGCCACCCAAGATATTACCACCAGTAATATTGCCGCTTGCACTTAACACACCGGTAATGTATTCACCTGTGGTTGCAAACACAGCCACGTTTGACGTGCCGCCCACTCCTACCGAAACATTACCACCTGAACTCACAACTGTAACATTGCTTGTGCCGCTGTTGATGTTGGCCACACTTGTGATCACACCAGTCAGCAAGGCGCCATTACCTAAAATATAGTTGCCAGTTACATTGCCAGTTGCAGATACTAGTCCACCAGTTAAAACATTGCCACCAGTTACGTTGGCTGTAACTGAAACTGTGGTACCTGTATGTGTTGTGGCATTGACGTTTGCGCCGCCCAAGATGTTTCCACCAGTTACATTGCCAGTTGTGCTTATCAATCCACCAGTTAAAACATTGCCACCAGTTATATTGGCTGTAACAGTTAAACTACCTAACGTACCAACTGCGGTAATATTTGTTTGACTTGCAGTGGTCAGTGTACCCACAATATTGGTACCTGACAAGTTACCACCTGTAATATTACCTGTGGCGCTAACATAGCCGCCTGAAAACAAATTGCCAACTGATGCTTGACCTGTGCTGATATATCCGCTGTTGACATTGCCGGTGGTGCTGACTGTGGCAGCATATACTGTGCCAGTGCCACTCACTACTCCGGTGCCAAACAAAACATTGTTGGCAGTTACGTTAGCAGTGGTCGTGACTGGGCCAGTTAAACTGACCAAGTTGCCAGTGTAGGTAGGCAAGTAGTTGGCTACATTGGCGTTTGAATATGTAGCTGCAAGGCCAGTTAAAAATGCGCCGTTACCAATGAAGTAGTTGCCTGTGGCAATATTACCAGTAATGCTGAATGCCTGCACAACGTTTAGCACGTTGGCAGATATTACATTGGCCTGAATTACATTGGCAATGCTTAGAACACGAGTCCAGCTGGTATTGGCAGACGCATATTCGTATGCTACATTGTTTACAACGGCAATTTGCCCGTTAGTCGGCGATACAGGAAAGCTCATTTAGCATCCTTATTGTTTGCCAATCACGACTTCAATTGTGCCCTCGCCGCCTGTAAAGTTCTCCAATGATTTACCAATTATAGTACCCACGACTGGAACTGCATCCATGCATGCTCTTGCTCGTCCGTTTCCATTTGATACCATCAAATCTCCTTTAGCGACTGGTCCCACAACTTTTACAGGTACTCGACCAGTCAGTGCTACAGAAGCAATATACATGCCACTGAGTCCTGCATTCATCAAATACGCTGGGTTAGTTGATACCACTCCAGCAACTCGTTTGCTGGAATCTGTGGTACTTATTGTAACTTCCTCGTCGCCTCCAAATTCAAGCACTGTGCCTGGTTCGTATTCGGCATCTGCGCGATAGTTTTCTGCCAAGTCAGCGTATTGTGCTGATGTAGCCTTAGCAAACACAGTGTTAAAATACACACTTGAGCTACCAATATTGCCAATACCGTTGCCGTTGCCGTTGATAATATTGCCGCCGGTGATGCTACCAGTACCAACAGTCAATCCCGCAAATGTTGGAGTGCTACCAGTTGTTAGACCTGAAATATCTGCTTGTGCCAGTGTAACTGCGCCAGTTCTAGTAGCAACTGACGTTACTTTGGCATCAGTGTATGTGGTGCTAATACTGGTTGCGTTCCAAGTACCGCCAGTCAGCGTACCAACTGATGTGATATTGGTTTGTGCGGCTGTGGTCAATGTGCCCACAATGCTAGTACCTGACAAGTTGCCACCTGTAATATTACCGGTTGCACTGATCAATCCACCTGTTCTCAAATTGCCAGCGTCAACGTTGCCAGTTACTGACACAGTTGTACCAGTATGTGTGGTAGCATTGACGTTAGCACCACCTAATACATTGCCACCGGTGATGTTGCCACTTGCACTTACTGCGCCACTTACGTTGGCACCGTTGCTTACTACCCAAGTGTTGCTGGTACTGTTATATAAAATACTGGCATACTGTGCGCCGGCAGGACCAACTTCAATACCGCCGCCATTTGCTGCCGCAGCAGTTTGTGCATTATTGGCCACATTAATGGTCAAGTCATTGGTTGTAACGTTATTGGAATTGATGTATGTTACATTACCAGTAACACTCAAGTTACCTTGAATGATAACTGCACCACTAGATCCCGCAGAAGCAGGATCAATTGTGATTATTGCATCAGTTGAGCTGATTGTGTTGCCGGTCAACGACAATGTACCAGCAGTTAATCCAGTTGTTGCAGTTACATTACCACCGTTAATATTACCAGTTGCTGAGATTAATCCACCAGTAAGTAAATTACCACCAGTAACGTTGCCACTTGCACTATAGCTGGCTGCTTGGCTTCCACCACCTATTGATAACAATCCAGCAGTTATTAAATTACCACCAGTGATGTTGCCAGTTGCAGAGATTAATCCGCCTGTTAACACATTTGCACCAGTAATGTTTCCACCTGCACTTGCAGTTCCACCTGTAGCTAAATTGCCACCTGTAATTGTGGCAGTAGCAGAGATCAATCCACCAGTTAATAAATTGCCGCCGGTGATGTTACCGCTTACACTTGATACGCCAGTTACGTATGCACCAGTTGTGGCCCATACAACCACATTGCTTGTGCCGCCAACTCCAATGGCAACATTACCACCAGAACTCACAACACGAACATTTGATGTTCCATTTTGAATGCTTGTGGCATCAATGCCAGTAAGCAAACTACCGTTACCTAAAATATATGAACCAGTAATGTTACCAGTTGCGGACATCAATCCACCGGTTAACACATTACCACCAGTGATATTTCCAGTTGCATTCACTGTTGCACCAGTTATACCTGCAGTAGCACCAGCTAACACAGTCTGGCCACCAGCTGGGTTGGTCAAAATTAGTGCTGTTGCGTTGGCACTCAATTGAGCATTGCCAATGTAGATTGTGCTATTAGCCAACCACAAATCATTCCAACGTTGTGTAGAACTACCTAAGTTATATGTGATATTGGCACTAGGCAATATATTGCCCTTCATGGTCAATGCGCCTTCGCTAAACACAGCAACGTTAGAATTACCGTTGATAGTTATGTTGGCATTGCCATTGGCAGTTTGAATGTCAAGTTGGCTGTTGCCATTTTGTACTCTATCGCCAATGATGTTACCGCTGAGTGT